GAACATATTCGAGGATCAGGCCGGTGCAGAAAGAAAATTATTAACGGTTAGGATGAACAGAGCCAAGGGGAGCCATGTCTCAGTAAAAATGCATGACATCGTGGCCTCTTTAATCGACGAGCATGGGTACGCTCCAGCCCAGATAATGGAAGGGATCGGATGCACAAAGGATGAGGTGGATTTGCTGTACAAAGACGGCGTTTTCGATCATTTAAATATCAGAGAGCATAAGTATAGCAAGGCGTGGCGCTCGCCGAAGCAAGGTGGTAGGTGAAGTGGGGAAGCAACAAAAACAACAGCTTAAAAAAGAGCAATTCTTAGTAGAGTTAGAGAATACGATGGGGATTGTTAGCCAAGCGGCAAAACGGTGTGGCATAGACAGGACAACTCCTTACCGCTGGGTAAAGGAGGACAGTGAATTCAGTGACAATGTGGATGAGATTCAGAATGTCGTGCTGGATTTCGCAGAAAGCAAGCTGTATGAATTAGTTGATGAGAAGCATCCCACCGCAATTATTTTTCTACTAAAGACGAAGGGGCGTAATCGAGGGTATATAGAGCGCCACGAAATGGATGTGGACGGGAGCATGAGCCTGTCTGTGGAGTTTGTTTAATTTATGGGCCGCAGCCCTAAGGTTAAAATACCGAAAATATTTGAGCCACTTTGGGAGCCGTGCAGATATAAGGTGTACTACGGGGGCAGGGGGGGAGGGAAATCTTGGAGTTTTGCGTCTACTTTAGTGCTAATGGGGGTGTCAAAACAGGTTAGGATTCTATGTGCTAGAGAAGTCCAGCACTCAATGAAGGAATCAGTCCATAAACTTCTAGGAGATTCAATAACCCGCATGGGGCTGGGCAGGTTCTACAGGATAACAAGGGATAGGATATACGGAGCGAATGGGACGGAGTTTATTTTTGCGGGGATTCGCCATGACCCTATGCAGATAAAATCCTTGGAGGGGATTGATATTTGCTGGATAGAAGAGGCTCAGAAAGTAAGCAGAGGGAGTTGGGATGTATTAATCCCTACAATCAGGAAAGAAGGGAGCGAGATATGGGTGAGCTTCAATCCTGATTTAGAGGACGATATCACTTACCAGATGTTTGTCGCTCACAAGAGAGATGATTGTTTGCTTGTAAAGGTTAATTATACGGAAAACCCCTTCATCACAAAAAGCATTATTGACGAAATTGATTACATGAAGAAGATTGATTACGAGCAGTATCTCCATGTTTATGAGGGGGAATGCGCTAAAGCAAGTGCCGCCCAGATTTTTAAAGGGAAATTTGTTGTTGAAGATTTTGATACCCCGAAAGATATCGAGAATTTTTATTTTGGGATGGATTTCGGGTTTTCACAAGACCCGACTGCTATTGTTAGATGCTTTATTGTTGGCGATGAGTTGTATATTGATTATGAGGATGGGGGTGTGCAGATCGAACTAGACCATACCTACAAGCTGATTGATACGTTACCACTATCGAACAAATATGTTATTCGTGGTGATTCAGCAAGGCCAGAGAGCATTAGCTTCATCCGGCGGCAAGGTTATCGTATAGAGTCTGTAGATAAGTGGACGGGGAGCGTTGAAGATGGGATCGAGTTTATTAGGAGCTTTAGGATGGTTCACATTCATTCAAGATGCCGGGAAACTGCCTCAGAATTTTTAAAATATAGCTATAAAATTGACAGGGTTACGGAAGATATTTTGCCAATTGTTTTAGATAAATGGAACCACTATATTGATGCTTTGCGTTATGCTCTTGCCCCTATGATAAAAAGGCGTAACATGAAGCCGTCTATTGCGAAAGTCGTGGGATACTAATATGGGAATTGAGCTAAAACACCCCAGATATAAATCGAGAGAAATACAATGGGCGAGATGTCGGGACACCTATCATGGCGAGGATGAGGTAAAAGATGCGGGGGAGACCTACCTACCCAAGCTCTCTGGGCAAGGGAAGGACTCATATAACGCTTATAAGAAGCGAGCGAGCTTCTATAACGCAGTAAGGCGAACAGTATCCGGGCTAGTCGGGGCCGTGATGAGGGTTCCGCCAATCATTGATGGGGTTAATGATGACTGGGTGGAGGACATCACTCTAACTGGCGTTGCCTTGGGTGATTTCATTTCCGTCTTGCTGACAGAGCAGTTATTGATGGGGCGACAGGGCATCCTTGTTGACCATGATGGAACTCGGCCCTACCTGACTGGGTACGCCACCGAAGACATTACGAATTGGATGCCGGGGCGGATTATTTTAAAGGAGCAGTACCGGGGCTTTGACCCGGTTGATATTTATAAGTCCTCCTACGAGGATCAGTACCGGGAGTTAGTGCTGGAAGAGGGCAAGTATATCGTCCGTATTTGGCACAAAAAAGATCATGGAGATTGGAAGGTTTTTGAAGAGATTGCTCCAAGAAAACGAGGGGCGCTACTAGAAGAATTGCCATTTGTGGCTCTATCGGTTGATGGGTTAAACCTGAATCCTGAAGTTCCGCCGTTGTTGTCATTGGCGGATATGAACCTAAGTCATTATCGGACGAGTGCTGATTTGGAGCATGGGCGGCACTTTACCGCGCTCCCAACCCCTTATGTGACGGGGATCGAGACAGGAACACAATTACACATAGGCCCAGAGTCGGCTTGGATATTGCCTACATCAGATAGTCGTGCTGGGTATTTGGAATTCTCAGGGCAGGGATTAAAAGCTCTGGAGGTTGCGATGCAAGAAAAGAGAAGCATGATGGCTTCACTTGGGGCGCAACTAATTGAAGGGCAGAAGAGCGGAGTCGAAGCCTCGGAAACATTGAGGTTGAGGCAGAATTCCGAAGTATCTGTCTTAATGTCAGCGGTGAAAGGAGTAGAGACCGGGCTGAATAAAGCCCTTGGCTTAATGGCCGAATGGGATGGGGCGAAGGAAGCGTCTATTGTATTGAATACTGACTTTTCTGATACAAAAATGGAACCGCAAGAAATGACAGCCTTGATGCAAGCGTGGCAAGCAGGGGCTCTTAGTCATGAAACCTACCTATTCAACATGAAGAAAGGCGAAATACTTGAGCCAGAGATCAAGATTGAAGAAGAGCGAGATAGGATCGCGATTCAATCACCACTAATTGAAGAACCGGAGAGTTAATATGGAAAAAAAAATTCAAGTGACAATTAAGATTCCGAGCAAGATCCATAAGGCGCTGAAGGATATCGCCGCCCATAGTGGAATGCGACAGGTTGCTATTTACGAGGCGGCATTTGAGGAGTTTGTTAAAAACCCTGTAATTAAAGCTCCTGACTTATCCAAGTTTGTCTCTAAAAGTAATGGGGAAAACACTGTTTCAAAAGCCATGCCATTTTGATTTAGTGTGCCTACGGTCAACGACAAGGTTCTTGATGAAATCACAGGGCATTCTGTTGACCTATTGCGGGTCGAGGCTGGACTAAGGAAAGATGTTGTTCGGGAGCTAAAAAAGCTCTCGAAAAAGCTGGTAATTATGTTGAGGGAAGCCCGTTTATCTGGATATAAGCGGGAACACGCCAAGATTAGAAGGATGGAAGTTCTTCTAGCCCAGACCCGCAAAACAATCAGTGGCTCCTATCGAGGGATCGATAAGGTTGACGATGCTGAACTCACCTCACTCGCTGGGGTTGCCGAACATCAAGCCGTTCAGAGTATTAATAAATCAATCAAGGCTTCTGTCTTATCTGTTGGTATGAGCATGGAAATGCTCGAATCAATTGGGAAAGACACCTTGATTGAAGGCGCCCCCACAAAGGAATGGTGGTCTCGGCAGTCAAGCCAGTTACAAAATGAATTCAAGGATTTGGTTCGCACTGGCGTTATGCTTAACGAATCAACTGAGGATATGGTTCGGAAGTTTAGTGGTACACGGGAAAGCCGTTATTTAGACGGGGTGGTTTCCAAGGCTTACCGGAGGGCGGAAGGTTTAATCCGGACATCGATCCAAGTGATCGCCAATGAGGCCCGTTTACAGACATACACTAACAACGATGACATCGTAAAAGGCATTGAGTGGGTTTCCACCCTCGATGGACGAACAAGCTCAATTTGTCGGGCGTTGGACGGGGCGGTATGGGACAACAATAAAAAACCAATAGGCCATAGTCGGCCTTTCCCCGGTACAACCGCTCACTGGAATTGCCGAAGCACTCAAGTTGCTGTGCTTAAATCATGGAAGGAATTAGGGGCTAAGAAAAAATTCAAAGAAATCCCTGAATCCACTAGGGCCAGCATGGATGGACAGGTTAGTGAAAAGATTAACTATGAAGAATGGCTGAAGACAAAAAGCGAAGACTTCCAGAAGGATGTTTTGGGGGAAGGGAAATGGGCTCTTTGGAAGAAAGGGAAAATCGGGTTTACTGACTTAGTGGATCAAACAGGCAACGAGGTTTCACTGGAACACATCAAGGGAAAATTGAATACATGATTGGAGGTCAAAATGAATGAAGAAGCGGAAGCAAAGATGGTCTCTCAAGAAGAGCATGACGGATTAAAGGCCAAGCTAGACGAATTCCGCACGAACAACGTCAAGCTGATGAAGGATATTGCGAGCTTGCAGAGTCAGTCC